TATGTACGTATACTTTGATTAATTATATTTATATATTCCGTCAAACTGTAACTACCTGTTTCAATCGATTTTGGCACACTAAACGATAAATCGTTTATTCCATTTAATCCGTTTTTAAACTGGGGGAGATTTGGAGTAAAATAAACATACGGCAATGTAGATATCGTATATTTACCACCTTGCTCCGTCGCTGGTAATTCACTTATAAGTTCATTTATATTATTTAGCTCGAGGTCAAATCCAAAGCATGACTCTTTGGCAACTGTACCGTCTAGCGCATGCTCATTTGTCCATATTCTATCGTCAGCAGTTACTAACAATGTGAGTATGCCACCGCCTGTAACGGTCGTTCCTGAAAATATCTTTACTCCGTTATAAGAATAATTGTTAATCATAAGTTGGAAAGTTTCAAATACTTCTGCATTAGTTGCGAGGATGATATCACCGTCATATGTCGATACCACATTATGCACTAATGTTGCCCCGTTGTAATCATTGAACGTTGTCCCGTTATAATATTTAGTTTTTATTTTACATAATAATTGGTTACGAGTAATCGATATAGGTAGGGTTGGCAATGTCAAGTTAAGTTGTCCGGTTATATCATATCCTATATTTCCTGATATATCTCGGCCCTCATTTGAAAAAATGGTATTCGTAAAATCTACTGTATAATATTGATGGTCGTAGAAAATGATTCTTGTTTTTGTATTCGCGGTTATTATATTTGTTGCACGAGATAGTTGCAGCGTCAAATCAATATAGGTACGGTCGGTGCTTATAATACAGTTAGTGTTTGTTAATTTTGTTGTACTATTTAATGAAGTTTTTACCTTATTAATAAGGGCTTCGCGAGTATATGTGCCCGAATCAATCGCAATATTAAAACTTGCATCGACATTGGTAGAATCTCCTTCATAAAGTTCAACTGTAAAATAATTGTTATTATGAGTTATATTAAATACCTCGCTCATGTCATATATAGATAACCTTGACCGTAGTGTACGTGTGCTATATTCTTTCTGTATAAATCCCAAATAGTCAGGAATTTCATTATTAGTGAAATTTATAACATAGCTGCTTTGATTATACCCCTTTTTCAAATCTATATTTGCAGTAGTTAATGACGTATTATAATTGTACGTAAGGGCTGTTTTTCCCAAGGAGATATCTGTTGCATTTCGTTTTAATTCGGCGATGCTATTATTTACCGCCCCAATTAATTCGGCCGGGCTATAATTTCCAGGAGCAATGGACACTTGTATATCATGGATGCCAGTGCCACTATCAATGCCCGCTGTACGTCCCTTAAAATAAAAAAAGTTGTTTCCATATGCCTGTCCAATCGTATACCACGTATATGGAATTTGAACCGAATATAGCTTTAAAGAGACAACGTCTTTTAACGGCTCGGATAAGTTGAATGTAAATGAAGTTGACATGGTTCGTTTGTCGCTACGGTACTGACTATCTATACTTATAATTCGCTTAGTGGTTTGCTGTAATATGGGGTTTAATTTGCCCTTTGCATATGCTAAATTCTTAGTATAACCAACAGTTTGAGTTTCAGGCGCACTTTTTTCACCCATTGACATCATATTATTTGTCATATTTGGTTTTGATTTTGTCGGGTCGATTGCATTTGCCGAAGCGGCTATATTTGCATCAATCGCAGATTGGGCCGCTCTACTTATTTTACTCGTCTTACTTATCGGTTCATCAAATGGCTCAATTACATTTGCGTATCCTTCCACTTCCGCGTCGTCTTCGTCTTCTTCCGTATCAAAAAAATGATTATAAATATCGTCAAAAAATCTAGCTAATTTTTGTGCCGACTTTGTACCAATGTTTTCATATTTATGAATTTGCATCAATATTTTTGCTTCTAACTCGCGGTCGGTTGGATTTACTAAATCTAATATGTTATACAATTCGACATCAGTATAATCACTCACATTGTATAATGGAAGATTGTTTGACATGTTTTATTCCCTCTTTATACTATCCGTATACAAACATTTATATATTTTACATGTTTGTATTGTTATGTGTAATTATTACACCGTTTTTGAAAACCGCCGTTTGAACATGTTTCGAATATAATCTATCAAATCCAACTTTTTATGACATTTATATAACATATCTACCGGAAACATCGTTAATCCTTGTCCACGTTTCATATGCCGATTGCCCGTAAAACACAAAATGTCAAACACCCGCATTATCATGTTTTCGTCTTCTGTCATTTCGGTTCGATCGATTCTGCAATTCCCTACAAATGCATATCGATTATAATTTCCATTGTTATAAACCGAGTATTTGTTGATTTTTGGTTTGTTCATGACCATTCCTATGCCCGCGATTTCATTCGTATCATTGTTCATTTCTAAAATAAACATAATCGATTCGTGTGGTATATGAACCGTTACTGGACTGGGAGAACAATATATACAACCTATCTTTGGTTGCACTGCCCTGAATCCCGCGTTTTCTTCCAATGTGCTAGTGTTAAACCGCGATGTCATTATAAAATGACGCATTTGGTTTCTATAATCGTTTACATTTGCACGATGTATTTGATTTATTGTCGGTACCACCGTAGATTTCATTGTTTGTAATAATATTTTGTATTGGTCTATCGAATAGTCAATTTTTCGTTGCACTGACTGTAAAAATATCTCGACATTATGTAAATTATGAATCCTTCGCTTGATCCAGATAATATATCAAATTCGTCGACCGACTCGTCACATGCACCCGAATCGCCAAATCAAATACATATTGATATACATAATACGGCCGATATCGAACTTGGCGACATTCACGAAGAAAATACACTGTTTCATTACACTGAATCGCATTTTACACATGTTGCAAATACGGATTTGCGTCGGCTGCGCGATGAATACACACATACGACAAATGACTGCTCTACCATGATTCGAACCAACATTAGTCGCTGTGATAGCCCCATGACCATATCGAATTATGGGAGTCGCTCCGGAAGTTCGAACAATAGTGATGGAGAATATGATATGCCGCCAAATCCCCCGTTAAGCAAACAGTTGTCTTTAGATGATATTGCTCACAGATTTATACCATTGAAACCCGCCGAAGATATAACCAATGCCAAACGAAGTCATCCGCGACGTAGGTCCAAATTTAAACAATTGGCGTTTCACGATGTCGAGAAAACATTGGATAAATATTACGATATGGAAATCGATAATAAATATTCGAGTGAACTAGATATTTTAACCACATTTATGAAGGGGCAAAAAAACGTGTATATTCAATCCAAACAACTATCCCAATGGAGATATAATTGTTTGATGATTCCGTCGTTCCTTATTACTTGTGGTATCACTATCTTTTCCGATTTTGTGAAATGCGATGGCGATAATAAATGGATAATAACTGCATTAAATGCCACCATTGGACTGCTGATTGCTATGATGAATTTTTTAAAGCTGGAGTCGTCGACAACCATGTTTTTACAATTGGCAAATCACTACGACAAATTAGAAGTTTCGCTTGAAATGACAAACAGTAAATTGGTCTTGATGGATACGGAGAATGAAAAGCGAACCCTTGTATTAAACCAAATCAAACTCATCGAAGAAAAAATGAATGAAATGAAGGAAGTCAATAATGTGTTAATTCCCGCAGAAATGAACCAGATTTTTCCTATTATTTGTCACGTAAACATCTTTTCATTCATTAAAAAATTAGAAAATCACCGACAAATATTAATATTGAAATTCAAAGACATTCAAAATGAAATCCGGTTTATATTACATAAATGGGAAAAAGAAGAACAAGATGTAGATATTAATACTATGAACGTAACTGCGTTACAGCGTAAAACGCGCGAAAAACAACGAGAACAAAACCGGCTTCATTTTTTATATAGTATCAAAGATAAGCTGAAAATCGAATTAAATGAGTGTCGAGCTGCTTACGGAAGCATGGATGATATTTTTACCACTGAAATTAAGCAGGCGGAACGTGAAACAAGCCGTTTAGGTATCTGGTTTGTATGTTTGTGGCGGCAATGTTTCACCCAGAAACGTATGAAAAACGTAAATCCTATATTAGATAAATATTTTCATTTCCTTTTTACAGATGAATAAATGTTGCAAAAATTAGACCATTGAAGCATAAATCAATAATTGACGCAAAGAAAAACAACGGATTGATACATTTTATCAAAATTGTAATTCACAGTTGTATAAATACACATATACAAATGTGATTTATATAATCACAAATTCTCCATTCGCAAATTACAACATTTACTGCATATATGCAGTTATTGATTTTAGATGGAATTACATTTGAATGTGAATAAACGGGTGAATTATTAAAAATAAAATCCTGAGTTTACATATTAATCATTTCCTTTTTACGGATGAATCGACATTTATTTATATGAATATAAATAAATGTTGCAAAATTTTCAAGAACATCGTAAATCAATAATTGACGCAAATAAAAAAAAACACATTGATAAATTCTATCAAAGTAGTAAAAATAATATTTTAGGGAGGGCAATCGTTCCGGAAAAAACAACACCAGTTATTGTACCTACTAATAATCCATCCTTACTACAAAATAGCACACATTCGTCACCTACTGCTACACCGAATATCATCCCTATATCCCGTGTCCAATCACTAGATACATTAGTAAACATGCCCGTATTACCGGTAGGTACCAACAATGTACAAAATAACACAAATGTGACGCCTACTTCTAGACCTAATGTCATGTCTTTCAACATGTTCCCATCACGACGCGCATTAGTAAATCCACCTGCATTACCCGCACCTACCAACAACGCATCCTCTATACAAAATAGCACGCAACCATCGTCTACTGATAGACCGAATATGATGTCTTTTAATATGCGCTACACATTGGGTGCATTAGTTAATTTACTTTTATTACCCACACCTACCAACAACGTATCCTTCGTGCAACCATTGTCTACGGTTAAAACTAGTATCATACCATTAAACATATTCCAAACTTGGCACACATTAGATTTACCTGAAAAAATGAAAGAAAATGTTGACATTTTGAAAGCACAAAACCCAGAATTTACGTATTATTTATATGATGACAATATGTGCAGAGATTTTATTAAAACATATTTTGATAAAGATGTTGTTTGGGCGTTTGACAAGTTGAAACCCGGTGCATACAAGGCAGATTTATGGCGATATTGTGTTTTATATATACACGGTGGCGTTTATTTGGATATTAAATATGGCTGCGTTAATAATTTTAAATTAATTAAATTAACTGACCGTGAATATTGGGTTAAAGATAGATTATATTCAATCCATAATAGTATTAAACCTATATCGGGCATTTATCAAGCATTTATTGTTTCTTTACCACAAAATAATATATTTCTAGCTTGTATCGACCATATTATTCGAAACTGCAAACTGAACGACTATTCTCAAAATGATTTGGGGGTAACTGGACCACACCTTATTTCTAATTATATGAATAGTGCTGATATTAATAATATGACCTTATCGTTCGATGGAAATAATATACTTTATAATAATAAGGCAATCATGACTGTGTATAGTAAATATAGAAAAGAACAAACAAATACATCTGCTACTTATTACAATGTATCTTGGTTACGCGCTGACATATTTAATTATCCTATATTAAAATATACTGATAAATACGACTTTACACGGACTATAGAAACTCAATCCGGCACAATGTATTCGGGTACGCCAAATATTATACAAGTTCATGACGATATGTATATAATTAATTTACGATGGATTAATTACTCTTATAATAGCGATGGTAGTAAGAAATATATACCGAAACAGTGGATAAGTTTAAATACAAGATTTACCGTAGATAAGAATTTTAAACAACTATCGAAAGAGGTTTTTTTGACAGAAGACTTTTTAAACGAAGTTGATTTTCCTGGTATAGGTATTGAAGATATTAGAACCATCAAAAGTGAAAACAAATATTTTTTCTTAGCGACTCGTTACAATCCACAATTAAAAAGAACTTATGTAACGAGCAATGAATATATTATCGAGGAGGATGAATATAAGTTAAATAAAACATATATATATCCTACGTTTTATGATGTAAATAAAATATATCGTTATGAAAAAAATTGGGCGATGTTTGATTATAAATCAAAATTATCTATTGTATATGATTGGTTCCCGTTACAAATTGGTCGAATTAATTATGACACAAGCACATTAGACATTATTGAAACGAAAAATAATATGCCCGAATTTTTCAAGAATGCAAGAGGTAGTACTGTTGGATGCACATTTAATGATGAAATTTGGTTCGTATTGCATAAAGCAAACAATAACGAACTCTATATTCCTCAACATTATAAATTAATCTATCCGGATTCGAGAACGCAGATAAACACCATTTATAATTATCAACATTTTTTCGCAGTTTTTGATTTGGATATGAATTTAAAACGATATAGTGAATTGTTTAAACTTGGAGATAAAATGGTTGAATTCTGCACTGGACTGATTATGGAACCAGATAGATTAATATTATCATATAGTCTATTGGATACAGAATCTTGTGTTTCTGTATATGATTATGATACAATTCGTAGCTCGATTCGATGGTATAAATATGTTAGATTAAATGTCATGGAAGCTTAAATCATTAAAATGGTGAATCTTCGCTCGTATAATTTTATACACTTTTGTACTTGAAATTTATATGCATTAAATTACTAGTATAACATTTAACAACTTATAATTAATTGTATTGTAAGTTGTTAAACCCAGTACATAATATATATATACCTTATATTATGATAAAGAAATACACCATTTATGGCGAAAGATGCTCAGGAACTAATTATTTATTAGATATAATGAATATAAATTTTGATGCTGAAATAACTTGGGATTATGGATGGAAGCATTTTTTTGGTTTTCAAGATGAAAAACTACAAGACTCAGATGATACTTTGTTTATATGTATTGTTAGAAACACGGTTGATTGGATAAATTCATTTTATAGAGAAAAACATCATTTGCCTCTAAAATATAACACCACATTGAGTGAAGAAGCCAAACTAGATGAATTTTTAAATGAAGAATTCTGGAGTATCAATGATGATGATGGTAATATTGATATATCAAATGAAAAAATGGAGGATAGGAATATTTATACCGGTGAAAGATATAAAAATATATTTGAATTGAGACATACAAAAATAAAATGGATGTTAACAGATTTGCCGAATAAAGTTAAAAATCATATTTTTATTCGATATGAAGACCTGAAATATGATTTTATTAACACGTTATTGCAAATAAAAAACAAAGGTTTGCAATTTAAACAAGATATTACGTCACCGGTAAATACGAATAGATATAAGAACACAAGTGAAACCTTTTTTGAAAAGACTAACAATATAAAAGCATCGTTAATAATTGATAACCCAAATCTAATCAAAACATATGAAAAAGAATTAGGATATATTTACACCGTTTGAAGAATAAATCGTCGACTGTTCAATCGTGTACTTATTTATTGTGCGACGACTAACTTCCAATACCATGGCATGTCATATACCACCTTCAACGACCCCAGCTCCTCCATTTGCTTTTGTAAAACACTCGATTTATTGCTATTTTCGTTCCAATGAAACCGCATTAGAATTCGTTTATGGGTTGGGTCACTTCGTAATGGAATCTCCCGTATATGACGAACGTGGCCAATGTTCAGTCCGTTTAACTTATTTTTAATATAATCAAGAGTCATAGATGCCTCCACCCGCGGAATACACATAGATATCATGTGAGTTATTATAGGACAATATGTTCCAGTTAGGTTATTGTATATGGTCCCACAACCCTTATTCGAATTATCAATTTTTCATGGCTAATGATATCATCGCTGATATTATTATCCCGGGGGTAACCTACAGTGTAGGTTGCTGTCTCGATTATGTTATCGAATGATTAGGTATTTGTACAAGTCATTTGTATATACCAAACAGTGATTTGTAATATTCCACAAATAATTCCGTCTAAGCTTTATATATTGGTTAGGGTGTATTATTTGCATAATAGAATATTTTTACCAATAACGAGTTGAAACGGCGCGCATACGGGGTATGTGCCGGTTTACATTTTCGTCGGTATACATGCTATATGTGTATGACGAGTCATACTCTCTCTATATGCATTGTTGAATGGTAATTTTTACGCGGTTTCGAGACGTATTCATTACGCCCACTTGTTTATATTGTTTTTGTAATATGTTCAATGTACAAAATCAAAATATATCAAAAATATAAATAACTTTTTGATATGGACCTGGTTGAAGATAATACAAGTGAACCTGACGAAGATGGTGGTTTAGACACTTCATGGATTCAGCGCGAAACCCAAATACAAAACATACAAAATAATTATTCTCGAGAACCTATGGAAGCGATTCATGGGATTTTCATTTATATCAATCAAAATAACTACATTGAAAAAATAATGCGCGAAATGATCACATTGACCGAGGGCGGAACTGGAACGGGTTCTCATATAACACCCGATATGCTATTGAAAATCATACAAACGAAGAAACTTCGCACGCCCGTCTCAAAATATAAATTTACGAGTCTTTTTACCAATGTAATTGATATTGAACCCGATAAAATTCAGTCTTTTTCCAAAACGAATCAGCATGACCTTGCTACCGCCTCGTTTTTTAAAGAGGCACCGATTACAGTTGATGTCCATATTCCCGCCTCTATTTTTATTTTTCATTCCATCAACACTGTCTATTTTTTCTTTCAAGAAGTACTCGTTGCAAAACATAATCACACAATAAAATCCATTTTAAAACCAGCTATTAAAGTTGATAATGGAGAACCTATAGTTAAGTCGGCATGTAATGTTACAAAAAAGGTCCGGATTTTTGATAAACAAGACGAAAAGCGAGAATTTAAAAAGCAGGCACAGAAGCGTGGAACCCGTCGTCGCCGCATGTAATACATGAAAACAATTTAAATGTTCTCCTGTATAGTTTTTAATGACTATGAATTTTACCATGGAACTGGATTTGAATACAAATATTGCCGATTTTCCGGGGTTGGAATGTGCCACCTCTTCACATATGGCCTCTTATTTTCGAGAACAGCTTATTTATTTCCAATTTAATCTTACAAGGAAGCATAATAATGATGTATTAGAGCCATTATATACACAGTTTGTCCAGGTTCTCCAATCTCTTAAAAAATGTATGCATGAAAATGAAAATAAACAAGAATACATACAAATACTCGATGCGTTTTACTGTCTAGTATTATACACACGCGATATGCACGAAGGAAAAGGAGAACGTACATTGTCGTATTTATTGATTATGGCGTTTTATGATGTATATCCGGTCCTCGCAATTTATGCGGTGCATGAATTTGTTCGAAATAGCCACAAATCTGCGGATATGGAACCACATGAACCGATAAGTTCTCCCTCCATTGGGTCATGGAAAGATATGATTGTGATTTGTGATTTCTTACGCGAACATTCTAATCATGGCGATAAACATCCGTTAATTGATACATGTATTGAAATGGTGGTTCTCCAATTGATTAAAGACAATAAAACATGGAAGTTCTCGATTCGTGCAATGAATCCGCATTATATATCCAATGTTGCCAAATGGATACCACGTGAACACAAAAAATATGATTGGATGTTTGACCGGTTTGCCACTTGTTGGGCGAAGAAAGTCTATCCACACATTTTGAATACGGCCAATACACCCGAATCTCGCGAGAAGGCTGCGACAAAATGCAAACAACTGTTTCGCAAACAAATTTCGTATTTAAATAAGAAACTACAAACGCCGGAGATTCGCATGACACAAAATAACTGGGACGAGATTGACCCGCTGCATATTCCGGTTGGAACTTATATGAAACATTTTGATAAGTTGAACGCGAGGGTGCACCGGACGGATGTATATAGCGACCCACCGTGTATTACCGGTTCATTTCCAACATTTGCGTTTCTAATCAAGCATGCTGTTCGAATATTAACAGTTGGTGATGATGGCAGTCCTGGTACGGTTGCTGGTGCTGATTCTCTTACTCGGGCCCGGGACCAATTAAATTCCCAATGGACACGATGCATGAACCAGTTTCAACCCAGTGCATTTCAGTTCACAATACCCATACTCGATGTATCTTGTGCAATGCAGCAAACCGACCCGGAAGCATTTTACAATGCTATTGGTCTGGCAATGACGATTGCATGTAAAAGTAGCATCGAATGCAGACTCATAGCCATTGCAAGTATTCCTGTGTGGATTCAATGGGAACGTACCGATTCATTTATGGATATCATTGAAAACATATTTGGCTCCATTATGTCCATTCGTAGTTCTCCCCTTCAATACAGTCAATCGATTGATTTGATTATGCAAGGTATCCGGGGTAGCCATTCGACACCGCGATTTATAGAAAACATGAACATTGTAGTAATTAGCGATTTTTCTACAAATATACACAAAGTCGATGTATCGTCCTTGTTTACATCGAGTCTATTTACTGCCGTACCTACTATGTTTTTCTGGAACATATCTACACAGGGCGTTGTTGAACCATTTGTCACTTCTGCGCAACATCCCCATTATTTTTATTCTGGGACCTCGATACATGCACTTCGAGATATGCAGGCGGTGGTGGAAGCCGGACGTATCCCTATCTACAATGCCGCTGTGGCTGCATTGGAAAAGCCTCGATATTTGACTGCATCTGCGTATTTGCATTCATTATGCTCGTCTGTTGGCGAATAATTGATGACTATATTTTACATGGGTAACCATGGGGTAATGGTATTACTATCTACTTATGGGTAATATCATTATTTTTTTGCACGCCTCCTCCGTGTATTTCGTCGCTTTTTATGTCGTTTTATTTGGCGTTTTATACTTTTACCACCCCATGATTTGTCTGGACCCATTTCAATATCATCTGACACCATGTATTGAGAATATACTATGCCGGTAGGGTCGTCGCTTACTATTGGCGACAATACGTCAGGTGAATAATCAAATATATTTATTTTACATTTGCTGTGGCCTACTATTTCTTTGATAACATCTACTAAATAACTTAAACGAATGTATGAAATGTCGCCATAAGAACTCAAAAACCCACCCGGCGAGAATGTAATATTCCATTTGTCTAATTGCTCCTTATATATTCTGTCGTCTGTGCTCTTATCATAATCTGGCCATATTGACGTTTTTTTAAACATCTTATCTAATACACTCTTGCCGTTCCTATCAAAGATATTTGCAAATTCAATAAATTCTTCTTTTTTTAGTAAATTCAGGTTTCTCATTCTCTCGTCTTCGGTGGAAGGGTAAATGATATTAAATTTATCTTCATCCGTTTTTTCATGCACTGATACAACATAAACACCAATAACCATATTATCATCAGCTGGTAATGCATCAATACCAATTTCTTTATCAATCGTAATGTTAAATGGACGATATGTATGTTTTGAAGGTAAATATAGAGATTTATATCCAGATAAAACTCTTGGTATTTGTTCCGCGATATTATACGTTGAACGAGGTAAGTTGTGTTGAAAAACTTTATTTAACATATCTATACGACTTAATCTAATGTCATTCTTTTGAATTTCATCGAATACTGTACCCGGTTCACTAACAATAGGTGCTAACTTAAATAGTCGTGTATTATCAAATATTTTTTGTTTGGTTGGTACTAAATTTGTCTCGATTATATTTCCATTCAGCATAATCGCAATAGTAATTATTTTTGAACCAATATCAATATATTCATCGGCCATTCGTTAAAATATATACAGATTTAAACCATCGAAGAATTAAAATGAGATATTTTATCATAATACTAACGCGACCATGTATTTTCCCACAATTATGGTTCCCACATAAAAACGCTGGAAAAACTTTTTGGCTCGTTTTTGATTTTTGGACATGTACTTTCCTTGTCCATTTTTGAAAAGTGACCCAATAAGTTTTTCCGAATATGTAAAAAATCACTTCACTGCATAATGCAGCGAAACCCAAATTTGCACGAATTATTTTGTGACTGTAAACTTTTTTATACATTTTGTGGAAAATGATTTAGGCATTTTTATGTTAGTATTATATACTAATTTTTGCCTAACTTATACATGCCGAAAATGCCAAAAAATGCCAAAAAATACGAATGTGAAAAATGTAACTTTATATGCAGTAAACAAAGTAACTTTAATATGCATTTAACCACTGCAAAACATATGCGACTAATCAATGCTAATAGTAGTTTACCTGGAATTATGCCAACTGAATATAAATGCATATGCGGTAACAAGTATAAGCATGCATCTTCATTATCAAAGCATAAGAAGGATTGCACATATACGCCACCTTCTCCGGAAGAGAATATTCAAACTATAATCGAGCCAATTGAACCGAATTCAGCAGAATTGCTGATATTAGTCAAGGAACTCATGATACAAATGGCCGCAAAAGATAAACAACAAGACGAGCTTATCAAGCAAAACCTGGAACTGCAAAATACAATGAGGGAAATGATTCCCCATATCGGCAATAACAACAATACTACCAATACCACGAATACCAACAGCAATAATACATTCAATGTCCAGCTTTACCTCGAAAACGAATGCAAAGATGCCATCAGTCTACAAGACTTTATTCGAAACATCGAAATCAACATGAGTCATTTGGTGGCGATTTCCAAAGATGGTTATGTGGACAGCATTAGCAATCTTCTCATACAGTCACTCAATAAAATGGCCATAACTGACCGACCACTTCATTGTACCGACCTG